GCCGAGGATATTGTCAACCCGAAATATTCTATAGTATTGATTACTACGAATAGCACCAGTATCGTTACCAGCAGAAGAACCAACGAATGGGTTAGCAATCATACCATAACGTGTCTTGAAGCCGATTTTTGGTTGGAATGTATTCTCACCAACTGCACGAACCATTGTGAGTGGAACGTATGGGCAATAGAACATACCAGCATCGTAAGGATTAGCACCGCGATAGCCAACAGTAATATAATTTACTGAAGCATATGGGTCGATGTAAACCTTGATACCACCAACTAATGTACCAGCAAATGTATTGCCAGTGTCATCAATCTGTAGGTTACCATTAGCTGCCAAAGCTGGAGCATAGTCAAGCATACCAGAAGCTGAAAGAGCAGCTGCTACGTCTGATGAACAAAGGATGAAATTACCCTTGCCACGACGTGTTTCTTTAGCGATTTGGTTAGCTTCACGTTGCAACTGAACTAACAAGCCTTTGTACTTCTCAACTGACCAACGACCATCTGCATCGGTGTCCAAGTCAAAAATACCATTAGCTGTCAAGTCAGATTGCAAAGCACCTAACTTAGCACGTGAGTTGATTGTACGAACTAATTCGCGGTTGATTTCAGCCAAGATTTCAGCTGAAAGGATGTTAGCTAATTCAGCTTCTGCATCCAAACCATGAACTGCGCGCAAATCTTGTGCCAATTCCATTGTGTACTCAGCCTTGAGTGCACGGGATTTAGCAGTTACAGTTGCTTTTTCGATTGTGAAGCTCATTTCGCCGAATTCGTTAGTAGAACCATCACCCAAGGCTTCTGCCTGAGCTGTAGTCATACCACCACCGAAACCGAAGTTATCAGCTACGCTATCGCCACCAGAAGGAACTACATCAGTACCTGGCAGTGAAGAAGAATCACCAGCGTGAGTACCATTCTTTGGAGTACCGGTAGTACCATTGAATGAAGATGAGCTATAGTCAGTATCGGCTTCGTTGAACAATGCTTCAGTAGCTGAAACACGGCTAGCGTTGTCGTTGTACTTAGACTTCATTGCAAAGATCAAGCCTGTTGGGCCAGTCATTGGTTGTACGCCTGCGATATCGTAAGCGATTAGGTTAGGCATTGCACGGCGAACCAAAGAGATCAAAATTGGATCCCAGTTGTTGATCGCACCAGTACCACCAGAAGTGGAATTGGTAGGAGCTGACTCAACCATGAACTGCTGTTGATGACGCTCTTCAGACAAAGCACGCTCTGTGTTCTCGAGAACTTGAGCTGTTACTGATTTTTTAAACTTATCGTTGAGTGATGGGGCTTCAGTAGCATTTAGTATTGGGCTCCACTTTTCAATTAGATTTTCTGCATTAAACATTTAGGTATTCTCCTATGGATTATTTCTTAAGGGCGGCGAGGTAACGTTCCATCATTGGGGATACTGATACTTCATCAGCAGCGCCTTCATTCAGGGTTGATGCTTCGTCGACTGTATGGACAACTTCTTTCTTAAAGTATGATTCTTTGATGGTTGATACTTTCTTAATGAAAGAATTAACACCTTCGTAATCAACACCTTCAGCTAAAGACTTTAGCTTTTCTGCTTGGGACTCTGAGAGGCCTGTAGCGGATTCACGAATAATTACTTCGCGAGATAATGCGTTAACTTGTTCAGTCAACTCAATACCACGTTGAACAGATGCATTCAACTGCTCTTCTAGATCGCTAGTATAAGTGGTCAATTCATCAACCAAATCTACTTTGCTTTCAGGAACAGTGATGTAGTGTTCAGTGAATACACCATGTAAAGCGCTCATGAAGGATTCAGCGATTTCAGTACGCAGACCATTTTCGATCGCTACTTTATTCTCTTCCATCCAGTTTTCGATTACATAATTCAAGTAACCGTCAATCTTCTCTACGAGGTCTTTTTGGATTGTAGCAGTTTCTTCAGCAAGTTCTTCTGCATAAGATTCTTCGAGACGTTCTACGTGCTCGACTAACTTAGACTTCAGAGCTGCTTCAAAAATTACTTCGGCTTTCTCTTTGAAACTCTCGGAAAGAGTTGCTTCAGATTCTACCAATGCTTTGAGATCTTCGTCAAAGGTGCTTTCAGCAACTTCAACTTCTGATTCATCAGAGCTTTCACCCAAGATATCCGCAAGCTTAACTTGCAATTCTTCTTTTGTTAACTTTGACAATGCTTGATAACCAGCATTAATCATGCCGGCTTTTGTCTTTGGCAATTCAGAAGCTTGTGCATTGGACTTATCGCCCTTGCGCAATTTCTGACCTGGACCTACCTTCGTTGCGGCTAAGACACTAGCTACAGCTTGAGTATGTGCATTTGCCGGATCAAAAGCTTCGTCAACGCCTTCGTCCACAGTTCCATCTTCAGTTCCCTGATCGATTTCATTGTGGAGTTCGTCGTCAATTAACGTATCTTTTTTACCGTTTTTGAACATTCGTTATACTCCTGTGAGTTAAAGTTTTGAGAGGAAATCTTTAAACACTTTGATCTGAGCTTCTGCAAGTCCAGACTTTGATGCGCGTTTAATTTCAGTCTCATACCGTTCAATTTCAGACAAGATAATTACTATCTCGTTTGGATCCCATACAATTTAATCAAGCGTTTTATTGGTGATATAGATAAGTTATACATTTTAGCAATTTCGCTAATTGTATGATTCTTTCTCAACTCCAATAAAACGGTTTTTTCTATATTAAAAGAATTTTCTTTTAACGTATTAGAAATTTTTATTTTAGTTTCATCATTTAATACTTTACCTTTGTTACATATAGAGAGCTTTAATTTTTGCTCTTCTGACATTGGAAATCTAATTCTATTAGCAAGTGCTATATAATTTAATTTCTTTTTATTGCATGTTTCATTATCTTTTAAATGCTGCCATGCTCTATTATTACACCCTTTACCGATGTAAAATGGTAAACTATTAATTGGATCTATTAAAGCATAAACGTAATACTTATTTTGTAACATTATAGATTTTTTGAAACATTATTTAAAAAATCTTTAAATAGCTTTGTTTGAGATTCAGCAATCTGTTTAGTTGTCATTTTTTTAATAATATTTCGCGTAACTTCAATTTCTCTAGCAACTAAAATGTTATTCTCATAAACAAACTCAACACCTTCCATAATCCCGTTTACAAATGCATCGGGAGCCGAAGGATCTTGAACGATGTCTACGGTGGCCAAGATAAAATCTGATTTTACAACTGAGATTCCATCTTTCTGCTCAAGACTACCCATTCCACGACTTGAGACGCCTAATTGTACTCCACCTTCCATAAGACCTTTTACGATCTTACCCATAGGTGTATCCAATATAAGCGCCTTACCTATCACATTACTGCCATCCCAACGGAGTTCAGTGATGCGATGTGATACTTTATCCAGATTGATCGTTGGACCTTCTGGATGATTTAATTCTCCAACAGCGCGGCCCTTTGCAACCTGCTCTGTTACATATTTACTCACTGCACCTTCCAAAATATGTTTTGGATAGATACGTTTATTGCGGTTCGGTTTATCGGCTTGCATATAAACTCCCTCAATAAAGGAGTTCTTTTTACCGCCAACTTCTTCCGTAACGTACTGTACGTCTTCTAAATGTTCTGTAATGAGTAACATTATCTTACCTGAGTAATTGGTGCAAATTTAACAGTATTTGCAGCTGCAAATAACTTCTGAGTCTTTTGTTTATCAATCGTAATAGTCTCACCACCAACAAGACTCATACTACCAATAGTAGCACCATCAGCATCAGTTAAAGTAACTAATTGAACTGATGTTGCAGTGTTTGTTACTTTAACAGAGTTCGCTAAGCTTACGTCAGTAGCAGTACCACTCGATGTTGGTGCTGCAACTTCTACTCCAATTGGTCTATACGCTGCCATTTACTTTCCCATCAATTCTGAAAAATCTTTAATAGCCTGTTCGGCTTCCTTTGCTGAATTAAACTTGTCGAGCTCATCACCATCTATAATGGCAATATACTTTAACCCAACTTTCTTTACTTCAGCCTCATACTTCTTATTCTTTCCAACTTTAAAGGTTTTTACGCTTATCGCATTAGTGGCGACAGATTCACTAACGTTAGTCCGAAACTCCCGAAACTTCATCATCGTTAATATCCTCTAAGGTTTCTTCATTAGACTCTTCTTCCTGAGTAATACCCATCATAGTTTGTCCAATCTCAATCTTTTTATCATTCAACGCATCGTTGATCTTATCTACCATTACTGTGCTAAAAGCATTACCAGCAGTAGACATATCACCTGAATCAAGGGCGTAAATTAAATCATTAATACTAGTCATATATTCCTCTTTTACTTTTATTTATACGATTTTACTTCTTAACAGTAGACTTTGTTGCCCCATGCTCAATCTTCACTTTAACTTCTTGTGGAGGTGGAGGTGGAGGTGGTTCGTCTTCAACAACTTCGTCTTCAGCAAACTCAGTTGCTTCAGCTTCCATCTGTTTATCAATTTCTTTAATCTGTTCATCATCTTGTTGTAAGATGTTTTTACGAACCCATTCGCGAGAAAAGTATTTACCAACGTATTGATCTACGTCTTGAAGAACACCGAGTCGAGATGCCATTAACTCGGCTTCTTTTAACTCAGCAAAATGAGTATCTTGTAAGAAGTCAACATTAATGTCTTGCTTCATTTCAAGCCATTCTTCTTCGGTAACAATACCTTTCAGAATGAGTTGTGTTTTAAGCACATCAATAAACAACATTGAAAACTTTTTACGAAGACGATCAATAAACTTCTGGAACTTCAACTCATCTCGAGTAATCTCTGTAGATCGACCAAGACTAAACTGTTGTT